TGTCGTCCTCGCTGGACGTATCCGCGATCGGCTCCAGTTCGCCATAGGGAAGGGCGCCGATTTCTTCGAAGGTCTCACGCTTGGCCGTTTCTTCCGGCGTTTCGTCGTCGTCTGCACGCCCACCGGGAAAATCCCATTCTTCCGGGTGGTTGGATTCAGGGGAGCGCAGCAGGAACAGGCATTCGCGTTCGGGCGTCATGAGCGCAATGCCGGCACCCTTGATGTTCTCGTCCTTCGCGGTCGATTTGCCAGCCTTGCTGTAGGCGATCGCCTCTGCCTGCTTTTGCGGATGCCCAGCTTTTACGAGCTCAGCGATATTGCGACTGATGACATCCTGACTGGACCCCGTCTCAAGCGGCATTTCAGCTACCTACCGCGATATTGAGACGAGACACGCCCGCCAGCGCGACGCCAGCCAGCCAGGTGTTTGTGCCAAGCGTCAACGCGGCACTCCTGCCTGGCATGATGGCCACCGAGGAATCGACTGATGCCGAAACGGTGTCGTCGCCGCCCAGCTCGACGAACGCGACGTGTTCGCCCATGTTGGTCACAAGCGCCGCAGTCGGCGATCCATCCGAAGGAAGTTCCACATTCGACGACGTGGTCGAGACGGGGAGATTGACCGCGCCAGAGGGTGCGAAGGAGGCGATTGCCATATCAGTTTTCCAGACCAGGGATGATGGATTGCGCCGTGCAGCGACAGTTCGGCAACTGACCGGGCCAGACGTATTCGCCGTCGATCAAACAGCCTTTGGCGACGTCGTAGACCTTTCCCTTGCCGCCATCGGCCTGACTGGCGTCGACGTGCGACTTGCGGGGATGCTTGCCGCCATGAGAGTGGCGCCAGCGGGCCTGCGTGATGCCAAGTTCAGTCTGTCGCGCCCGGTTGATGACCGATGTCATCTTGTTGGATTGGTCGCGCGCGATGAATGACGCGCGCCGGCTTGTCACCTGATAGCGCTGCGTCAATTCCTGCGTGAGAGTCGCTAGGTCGCGGCCGTTCTGCATAGAGCGCATCACAAGACCTTCAACCTCGGTCAGATGCTGGGAGGCGATGGACTTGATCAGTCCGACGTTCTCGCCTATTGCAGCCTGCATCGCGTTGTTGACGTCGTACGTGGCGCGGAACTGCACCGTGAAGCCTGCTTTTTTCAGGATGTCCGCCAACTGGACATCCGTTGCGCCGGCCGCGCGATCAACGAAGTACTTCGCCAGATCCTCGGCGCCTTTATCGAAAGCCTTCAGCCAGCGTCGTGACATGCGATGCATTGCCCGGCGCATCGCGTTAGCGGGGCTGCCGTCACGAAAGGACTCCCAGCCAGCATCCTGTGCAAGGGTGGACGGTGGGTTTGCCCTATACTGGGCTGCTATCCAGTAAATCAATGAGCGGTGCATCGTTTCGATCCACCGCTGCAACTGTTTGTTGTAAGCCGCCTCGACGCCCGCGTTCGCCCTGACTGGACGAAGGAGGACGTCCTTGCCGGTCGGCGAAACGAGTTTGGGAGAGGGCATGAAGCAGGATGTGGAAGTCGATTACGTCGGCTACGACCATGGCGAGCCGCAGCGCGTGGTGGTGTACGTCGGCGAGAATGACGAAATGTCGGCGCGCTTTAACCTGTCGGACCTGCTCGATACCGAGATGGACATGTTCAAGCTGAAGAACGGCCTGATCGACAGTGCCGGCAAGCCGCGGTTCGACGCGATGGAACTCGAACTGACCGAGATGGTCAGGCGAATCAGGGCGATCAGGTACGGGTAGCAGATTCCTTGGCTTCGGCAAGCAATGCTTCGTGATGGTCGAAGCCCATCTTCGCCATCTCGTACCGCAGTTCGTGCTCAGGCGTATAGACAAATTCAAAGGTCGCTTGTAGCACGTGTGTGGCTGCAGCGCCTTTGTCCGTCTGATATGGCTGGTCAAGACGCATCACTTCGGTAATGAGCGAGTCAGCCTCGCCATCGCGATCGGTCCGCAACTTCTGCCATACGTTGATACGGACCGTCTGGCCAGTGTGAGTCGTCATGCCGCCTCCTCTTCTTTCTCGTCCTTCGGTTCCTGCGTACCGCTCAACTTCTCGGCATGCTCCAGCGGCCCAGTCTCGGGCTCTGGAACCTCGGGCAACGACGCATTCACATCTAGGCCGTGGTACGGACTATCTTCCTCGTTCGCAATACGAGTGCGGGATTCTTCCTGGAATATCACGCCGGCACCAATAAGTATCGCGTCGGTCTCGGCCTCAGCCTTGCGGATATTCGAGCGCTGTTCTTCGGACATCGTACGCATTGCGTTCCACTCGAATCCGATTTCCGGATCCACCTCGCCGAACAGCGAAAGCTGGGCGATGTTCAGCACCTTCGAGAGGAACGGGGTATAAATTTCCTGGTTCGCTGACAAAGTATCCTGAAAAACCTCGATCTCGCCATCGGACGTCGCATTAAGCCCGCTCGGCGTGATGCCGGTCAGATAGACGAGAGGAAGGCCAGTCGGCGCGCACATTTGTTCCTGCGACTGCGCCTGTAGTTTGTCCAGGCCACCCAATGGGGCCGAGACGTTGGCGAATTCCTCGCCATCCTTGCTGATGGCGTTGATGCCGTGGTTATCCCGGCCGAGATTGAACAACTGCAGGCGGTTATAGAAACTCTCGACGCCGCCCTTGTTGATCAACTGCGTCATATCCGTCTTTAGAGTCCACACCGTAAAGGCATGAATCAGGTCCGAGACAGATTGCCGTGTGCGCAGCCAATTGTCCGCATACGGCTTGATCATCTGCGACAGCGACAGGCCAGCAAATGCATAGGCCGGCTTGAGGATGTCGGGCACCTCCCGCGATACGATCGTCATCAGGCGGCTGGAGTGGATCTCCTTGCCCATGACAAACCAGCTCGTCGGCTTGTAGAACGTTGGGTCGAGCGGATTGTCTGCGTTGTACCGATTCGGATAGCTCCAGATCGGCTCGACGACCGTCAGACGCTTGAGCGAATTCCGACCGATCTTCGATGACGACTCCGTCAGTTCCGTCTTCAGTTCGCCTGGGTCCAACTGGTCTGACTCGGCGCCCATGTCTAGGAATATCTGTGCGCGACCGAACAGGCCATCCTTCTCGATGGCCTTACGAAACACAGCCTGAACATTCAGACGCCGGAACTCAGCCTCAAGTGCCTTGATCTTGTCGACCTTCTTTTCGTCGCCCGTCGCCTTGATCTTGATCCACTTGCGGGTCATCTCCCGCGCGTAGACCTCGGCGGGGCGGCGAAACTCCGGAATCTGCGCCTGATTGGCGAGGACCGTAAAGCCGGGGAACGCGTATCCTTCATCGAATACCGCATTGACGTTCGCGAGCAGACCGAATGCGTCGTTCTCGTTGAAACCCGCATCCATTGCGAGCTTCTTGCCTGTGACATCGGTCGGCAGAACGCCTTTGGGCGGCTCATATGGCCGGAAGTGTTCCGGCTGGAGAGCCTTCTTCTTGGTCGCAGGCCTGGCGCGCATCGTCAGGATGTGATCTGCCGTCACCTTGAACGATTCCGCGGCCTGCGCGGGCGTCGGAGTGACGGCCGGACGTGCCGTCATCCGCGCCTTTTTGCGTTGCCTGCGGTTCATCGTGTTCTTCCCATGCGGGAGAGTTGCTGGAGCGTTTCGGCAGTCACGGCCAGTGGCGTTGCGCCTGGCGCAAAAGCCATCACAAAGGCGTCGGCGAGATTAGGAGAGGGCACTTCGCGCTTGGCCAGATCTTTCTTGCTCTCGACCTTGACCTTGCCGTTGTTGTCGTAGTCACGCTTGGGCGTGGCCAATTCGTCGATCAGTTGATCAAGGTTGGGTGTATCGCTGGCGATACTGATCAACTCGTCATCCGCGAACTTCTCGCCTTTACGGACGGCGTTGTAGGTATTGCGGAAACGGTCTGCGGTCATCCACCATGCCTGCGCCTTCAAATTCAGGAACATGTCCTTGTTCTTGATCTTCGGCTGATACTCAGTCTCCGGCTCAAGCACCGCGGCGCCGGCATTGAATTTCTCGTACTGGATCCGGCCGTCAATGATGGTGTCGTTCAGTTCGCCGAACTTGGCACCCGCGCTTGCGCCAACACCAATGGAGTCGTATGTGACGCTCGCCGAGCGCTCCCTGGCTTCAGCCCAGACACGAGTGCATGACTTCAGCAGTTCGTCTTCGCCTGCCTTCCAGAGGTCAGACCAGGAGACCACGGAGCCATACGCGTAGATCGTCGCGCACTTGTCTGCGCCTGAATCAGCAACGTCGAAGCCAATACGTTTGCGCCCGGAGGCCTCGAACCCGATTACCTTGTGCGCATCGATCGCGGCCATGATCCACGACCGCTTGATGATCGAACTGTCGTCGTCGTCCTTCGGCACGCCCAGATAGATGTGGGCGTACTCGTCCTCGTCTTCTTCCCTGGCCGCTGCGATGACATCGCGCATCGTCTGCGACAGGAAAGAGTTCTCGTCGTAATTGATGCGCCGCACCAACGTGCCGGGAGGCGGGTTGACCACGAACCGCTTATAGGCGAAGTCCGTTGCAAGTCGGGGATTGAAAACAATCCACACCTGCGACCCCTGCTTCCGGATCGTCGCCTCGAGGATCTTCCACTGTTCCTCAGTGAGGTTGTGCCCTTCCTCGATCCAGAGAACGTCGATGCCCTCCAGCGACTTGATTTCATCGATCGAGCGCCAGAGACCGTAGAACAGAAACTCGGAGCCGGTCTTGCGCCCGATGATCTTGTTGTCGAGCACACGGAACTGGCTGTTTAGCCCGAACCGGTCGATCTGATGCTTGAGAAGGGTATAGACCGATTCCTCGATCTTGTTCTGGAACTGGCGGACGCACAGGAAGCGCAGCTTGGCATTGCTTGCCAGATAGGTAGCAAAGCCCGCGGCATCCCATGACTTCGACGACGCTCGCCCCCCGTACAGCACGCGGTTACGGACCGGCCTGTCGACGACAGTCCTGGCCGACCAGAATTCACGCAGCGCAGGATTCAGCGTCGGCCGGCTAGTTGGCTCCATAGAAATGGTCGAGGCTCGTCGGTACGTCTTCTTGACCGACCCCGGCCGCAGCCTCCTTATTGGCAGCCAGCAGATTCAGTGCGATCTTTCCCGATTCATTGGCGAGCGATGTGAGCGCCGCGATGCCGCGTAGGCTTTCGCCGCTCGATAATGGTTGTGCATCGTCGATCTTTGCGACTTCTGCGTGAGCGAGAGCGCTCAATCGATGCGCCGTAGCCGCCCCGTATTCCGCTGCGGACGCCATGTGCGTGCTGATGTTCGTCAGCTTCGCCACGAGACTGTTGAATGTTGTCTGACGCGACATCGGAAGAATCGAGACAACTTCGGAAATTTCCCGAATCTTCTTTTCGGCCTCCGCTTTCTCGGATGCCAATACCTGCAAGGGTTTGCCGGTTTTCTCCTGTTCGGATTTATTCGGAGTTGACCGACTCCCCTTTGACCAGGTGCCGGAACTCAACCTCGGCCCATTGCTCCGGGGTCAGGGCTGACTTTCTGCCCATCTTCTGATCCTTGTTTCGCAAGCACGGTAGTGACGGCTTCTCTCGATGCCATCAATGAGCCCATCGATTGCCACGGAAGCGGGATGACGCCCGCTTGCTCGCATGCTTCCTCAATCGTTCCGTCCAACGCGACACTGCCCGTCGACGTCCACAGCAGGCATTTCCTGACACGCGTCAGCGCGCCTTTCGTCGCCGCCAATTGGACAGCGTAGAGCGCTGCCTGACCGATCCCCGATACAACGTGGTTGTAGCCTTTCGTTCCGTCCTTGGCCTCAATTACGCTGGCCGATCCATCGGCGTGGAAGACTACGATGTCCGCGCGCCCAAACCTGAACGCCATTTCGTAGACGATCGTGTCATTCCGACCCAGCGGAATGCGATCCTCGTAAATACCCGCCTCGAATGATTCTCGGAACAGATTCACCAGATCGCGCTCGATGCCATGCGTTGGCCCGCGCCCAATGATTATCTTGTATTCCGCCTCAATGGCTGCCCAGTCGATCATCCGAGAATCTCCTTAGCCAGGAGAAGAACTCGCATGTATTCGACGGCCCACGTCGGCAGCGGAGAATGCCCTTGCATCCATCGGCTAATTGTCGTGGCATCAACACCAGTGCGCCGCGCGAATTCGGCTTGACTCCAGCCAAGTTGCGAAAGGGCGCCTTTGAATTTTTCAGGTTTCATGCACTCATATTAGCAATGTGCAGATGAAATTGCCGAAATACATCTGCAATTTGCTGATATGAATTGCGCGCCCCTGCCGCAGATCTCACAACAGGAGGTCTGTTGGAAGCGACACATGACGCGCTGCCGGGGTTCTCACGGACACTTGCCGGCTTGTCCGGGCAGCGGGCGCGGGTGTTTTGCCTGTGACCTGTCGGTCGAAGCGGCGATGCGCGCCAATGCTGCGCGTTCAGGTGGCTGACTTCAGCCGGTGGAATAGGGTGACGATCTTGGGGTTCTCGCATGCGCCGAATGGCTTCAGTGCGACGAACAACTCATCAAGCATCGTGTGCACCTCTTTCGAGGGGCGGCGCTGAGCCGCGGCGACCGGCGCGCGCTCGGGCGCGAGTTCAACCTTCACGACCGGCTTGATGCGGGTTTTGGCAGCAGTCGCCATACGGCACCTTGGAATAAAAATGCCCGCGCGAAGCGGGCGAATCTCGACAGAGCGAGAGGAGACGGGCTGAGGGAATCCGCAAACAGCACTGACGTTATTTCGCGTCGTAGCCTAAGAAACGGCGGCGCAATCTATAGAGCCACATCACATGCGGCAATGCACACAACCCTGGACTCTGGGACGCCTTCGTGCAAGTTGGGGTCGATTGCGGCTGTCACCCTCAACGGAACGGACTGCCATGCGAGTGCGCGCCACTCAGCAGTCCAGTACTGCGCGCTCCGTTGAAAGCCGTCCGTTGT